ATATTCAAAAGATATTTTAGGAGAACTTATTGATTTTTTACACGATACAGATAAAAATAGTTTATTACAATCAAATAAACAAATATATATGTTATACAATCATGTTTATAGACAAATTAGTTTGTCATTTAGTAATTCACTAAAATATCTTTATGAACAACATTATAGACAATTTATTAATTTTAAAATTGTAGATCCAAATAAACAACTTACATTGAATTTACAACATATTAATTGTAATCAAAAATATTGTGAATATTATTTTAAATATACACAATTAAATTTATCAAAAGTGTATATGAATGGTTGTAATTTTTATAGTAATCACTTAATGGAAACTGCATTTACATATACAGGTATACCTTTTATAGTTTCAATAGAACAACCATCACAATTAGATATAATACATAAATTAAAATATTTTTGTGATAAATATGAACATACATATTCTATTGATAAAGATACTTTTAGTTCTTTCATAACATTAACACCACAATTATATTTTATAAAAAAAAAAGATAATATAGAAATATATTTAGATAAATATACTAAAGATGCTATTCGAAGTATGGAATATGGATTTAATAAATGTTTAGATGCATATATTAAATCATGTATAGAAACAGTTGATAATAAATATATTATTCGAGCCAAATTAAATTCTATGCCAGAACATATATTAGTTTTAAAAGAAGACCTTAAACCAATTGGTTTAATTGAATATTATAAAACAGATGGTAATATTTATGATGATGAAGTTGAACTTATGCACGAAGGAACATCTGTATTTGGATTAACATTATATGTACCATATAGACATAATACATTTCATGCTTCTATTACATGTATTTATAGTGATAATGTTGTAAAAGTATAGTTTAATTAAAGTATAGCGTTTCTTGCTAACCTATCAGCATAATCATTTCCTATTGAATGACTATCTTTTTTACCAGTATGTGCTCTAACATATTTAAATTTAATATTTGATTTATCAACATATAACTCATATAGTGTTTTAACCATTTCTTTATTTGGTATGTCTTCTAACCATTTTTTTTCATTACATTTTTTACCATATGTAGTAGCACATCTAATGGCATATACTGAATCAGATACTATTGTATAAAACTGTTTATCTAAATTATCTTTAATAATATCATACAAATAAATCATAGCATATAATTCAGCAGTATTGTTAGTTTGTTTCATACTATTATCTAGTTTCATTGAAACATTTCTTATATCATCTTGACCAAAATATATACCTATACCTGATTTAGCATACTTTTTGCCATTGTTAGAACATGCTCCGTCAACGTATATATAATTCATTTATTATATGTATAAAATATAATGGTTAAATAATTATTTTAATTAAAAAAATTGAACCTTCTTTTATTTATATATTTAACACTATTATTAGATTATAGTTAAATATGAAATGTTATGGTAAATTCAAAGATGGAACACCTTGTTTTTATACTGTTTCTGATAATCGTTTTTGTAAAGTACATTCTTATTTGGAAATATATGATTTAGAAAAATGTACTCACTGTGCTACCTGTAAAAGATGGATAGACACAGGTTCTAATAAAACGTGTTCTGATTGTTTAGAAATTGGTAAGAAAAATAGAGAAAAACAAAAAGAAAAATATATCCAATGTGATATATGTATTAAATTACAATGTAAAATCATTTATAAGGCCATGAATAAATTAAATTCTGGTAAATTATGTTGTAATAAACATCATTCAGAAAGATACATATGGTTAGATGGTATAGATAAAGACAAAAAACCATGTTATAACAATGTACGTGGATGTAGACAAATATTAAATAAATCTAGTAATGAAATTAAATGTGATAAATGTAAGGAAGAAACATTAGATAAATCCAAAAAATATGAGCTTATAAGAAAAGATAAAAGAGAAGAAGCATTAAAAATAGATTTAACATGTAAATATTGTTATATTACTTATGATGATGAAAATGAATTTATTGATTATCGTGGTGATAAAACAGTTAGATGTAAAAAATGTAGAGAAAAACAAAAAATAAGAGATAGAAAAGCAAGAGAAGATGGAAGAAAACATTCTTATCCAATGTCAGAATTAACAAAAAAGAAAAAAATTAATTGGGGTAAAATGAACCCTACGAAAAGAATATTGTATCACATTAGAAGACGTGCTAAAATGATGAGAACAATGGACGATGCATATTGGGAAGAAAATGCAAAACAACAATTAGAATGGAGAGAAAAATTAAGTGATGAACAATGGTTAGAATATAATAATAAAAAAAAAATAAGTATTATATACAAAATTAGTAGTTATAAATATAAAACAAAAGATAAAAATTTAGAATGGAATATAACAGATGAATTAGCAGAAGAACTATTTGAAGGAAATTGTTTTTATTGTGGCATAATTTCAGGTAAATATTATTCAGGTATAGATAGAATTGATAATAATGAAGGTTATACTGAAAGAAATACTGTTAGTTGTTGTAGAATGTGTAATATTATGAAAGGTGTATTAGATGTTGATAACTTTTTGAAAAAATGCGAACATATTTTAACATATTTAGGAAAAATTGATGGGAAAATGTATAGTAATATTTTTAAGAAACGTACACCAATGAAGTATATGGGTTATGTTAATAGAGCAAATAAAAAAGGTATGGAATTTAAATTGAAATCATATAATTATGATGATCTAATAAAAGATAAATGTTATATATGTGGAACAGAAACATATTGTAATCATATTAATGGTATTGATAGAGTTTCATCTAATGAAGGATATATATTAGACAATTGTAAAACGTGTTGTTCATCATGCAATTATATGAAAAACATATATGAATATGATAGTTTTGTTGATAAATTATATATGATTTGGGAAAAACATATGAAGCAACAAAAAATAACAAAAATAACAAATAATATTGATATGTTTTGTGGTGAGTTTCATATGTATGTAAATATGATTAGAACTAATTATTATATACCTAATATTATGTTAGGTATATGGTCTGTCAAATATGAAACAGATAATGATATAGTGTGTATTTTAAGAAATATAAAAGAACATAGTATGGAACCTGTATTACATAATACTATAATTTTAGATAATGGAAAACACAATATGCCACATATTGTATTAAGTCAATCACATAATAAAAAAATATATTATGATAATGAATTAATATTTAGAGGTATTACATATGATTCAAATGTAATGGTTAATACTTTAATAGGATGTTATAAAATATTTATTGATATTTACAAAATAAATGATATTGTTGTGAAACTAATATTTAGAAAAAAAGAATATGTTATATCTAATCATTCAATTAAATGTTTATGTATTAAATGTATTTCAGATAATTTACATATATTAGAATGTAATTGTTATGACAATTTAATGATAATTGGTGATGACGAAATATATAGGTCTGATAAAATAATAGATAATGATTATCCAGATATAGAACTATTTGATAAACATTATGTATTACCAAAAGTAAAAACATACAAAAAAAAGATTGATTATGAACATAGAAAAAATATGATTACCAAATGGAACGATCCTGAATGGCAAAAACAACACGTAGAAGAAGTATTTAATAAACAATTAATGAAAAACATTATTAAAGTTTAATTTAATAAAATTTTATTTATAAATATATACCAATCCAAACACGAATATAAATATATTATCAGACAATATACGCAACATCGTGAAAAATTACGAACTATATGCTACCCCAGCCATACCGCTCATGCATCTTAAAATATTGTATGAGTATCCGTAAATGTATAATTCAGAATCCTTGGATAAGTCAAGTTTGAGAACAGAGTTTTCACGGAGCTTGTCTCCAAAAGTGACATTCAGAACAGTGTTATCGATACGACTCAAGTTGGTGGTTCCGGATGGTTGATGCTTTTCAGGAGTAAGAGCAAATGAATACACGTTAATACCATCTGCTGGTGTACGAGTATGGTGATTTTGTGTTTGGTAATAGTTGAAGTAATTACCAGTCTTCATTTCAATACGGTTGTGTCCGTTGAGTTGGATGTTAGCATATAAAGTGGGGTTTCCACGTCCATCAAGACGGAGACCATAATTGTTAGGTTGAGTAACAGAAACATCACGGTGGACGCATAACTTGCTATCATTAGAAGAACGGTAATCGTAGGTAAAGTCTTCAACTGGAACGGAAAGGTCATTCAGGTTGAGGCGATGTTTAACTTCAACACAGTTGATAGAAACGTTATTGTTGTTAGTATGTCTAACTTCAACACGAGCAGAATCAACAAGGTCAAACATTTCAAAGTTATCAGTTCCTAGAAGAGTGAAATCATCGCACAGATAAGTATCATATACATAAACGTTAATAGAACGTTCATTGATTTCATCCATAGAATAACTGGTATCACAGTCTTGTGAACCGGTGCTAGATGATGAACCACATGATAAGCAGGAAACATCGTTGTTAACTACAGAAACTTGAACACGGTGTCCATCATTGCAACCAGAGTTGCTAACATTGGATACACGGTGAACAGGGCGTCCTTCAATGCATCCTCGGTCACCAGTAACACATGGAGGATTGATAAAGACACATCCTTCGGCTAAGTTCTTGGCAGCATAGTCAAGAGCTTCATTTTTCCATGCGCTATCATCGTTGGTGTAGCATAAGAATTTGCCACGACCGCCAGCATATTGGGATTTGTTTCCTTTTCCACTGAAAGCACCGAGTTTAAGAGCCCAGATGAGTTCCTTGGTAGGATGGTTGTAGTTAATCTTAATCTTTTGATTAAATGATTGGCTACCAACTTGTCCATATACATTTTCATGTCCGGTATATTGGACTTGTGAAAAAAGATATTCATGGGCGAGTTGAGCATATTTGCGACGTTCAGAGCTTTCAAGATAGACATAATCAATCAGGAGACCGAGGTCAGCAAGAGTGTAATTGCTCAAATTGGGAGCTTCACCGGTATAAACCATGCACTTTTCAATAGGGGTAAGATAAAGTTCCATGCGTACTTCGTGATATTGAAGTGCAATAAGAGGAAGTGCAAGACCATAATTTTGACAGAACCAGAATTGAAGAGGAACAAGGAGTTCGGCTTCAGGAAGAAGAACTTCACTGCGACCATCTAAGGCATCCTTTCCGCTAAGAGTAGTGAGTTCATCAGTATCACCAATGAGTTCACGGTATCCACGTTCTTGTTCTTGGGTATGGGTAAGTTCATACCAAATATCCATCCATGTACCATATTGTTTATCAATGCTCATACCACCAATGAATAATTCAGCGTGATGGATAAGAGCATGTCCCAGACGACGCACATATGCAATTTTGTTAAGACTGTTTCCTACAACATCGGAACGAACTTCTGGAAGACGAAATCGAACTGCAGTTTTAGTCATCAGATCACCATTGCGTTGAATAGTTAAAGTATGGCGACCAAATGAACGTCCTTCATATGATTGTTCAATTGCTTCTAGAGCAAAATTAGTATGACGACGGTAAATAACCTTAAAGAAAGTAATACTGGGATCACCAGTAAGATATACATCTTGTGCTCCATTTGCGACTAAACTAACAAGTGCTCCACCAGACATTATGAATTATATTATCAATTTAGAAAAAAAATTTTAATATTTTTTATTGTTTTTTATATATTATTATAATTTATGACTCATAAAAACTCATTAATAAAAATACCATATATACTTTTAATAAATTATATTAAAAAATAAAAATTTTATTTTAACGCAATCTTTTTATATAAAGATTTAACATATATTTTAATCTATTGATGTCTATTACTGATTACAAATACAAACCAGACAAACATCTTTTTATTAAAAATACGAGAACAATAGACGAAACACATCGTAATTATATTGATAAATTTCAAAAAGAAAATGATAGTTTAGTTATTAAAAAAAAAGAATTAGAAAATATGAAAAACTTATTGACTGATTTATCATTAAATGCCACATTTAGTAATTTTGGAAGAATAAATGAATTAAAAAAAAACATAAATGAATTAGAAAAAAATATTTATAGTGTTGAAAATCATCATTCAGAAGTGAATTATTATGGTAAAATAGGAGAAGTGTTATTTCAATATTATGATATTACAAATGGAATGTTATATGGTAATATTAATGATGAACCCAAAACTGTTTCAAATAATAATTGCGATGATGATAGACCAAAAGTTAAAATAAGTAATGAATTATTAGAGCTTACAAATTTAAATAAAAAGAAAAAAGATAAAAAACCTAAAAAAAAAAGAAATGTAACTATCGATGAACCAGAAAAAAATATATTAAGTTATGTTAAAGGAATTAATTTAGATAATGATGAAGAAATGAAAATTAAAAATGATAATATTTGTAAATCAACATTACAAAATGAATATTTAATGATGGTTGATAAAGAATATGCATGTACCAAAGTAAAAACACCTATAATAAAAAAATGTAAAAAATGTAATATAGATAAAATTATTATATATAATGATTCAATTCTAACTTGTTCTAAATGTGGTGAAAGTGATGTTATATTTATTGAATCGGATGTTCCTACAAATAGAGAAAACTTTACAGAAAAACCTAAATATCCTTATAAAAGAATTGGTCATTGTATTGAAAAGTTAAATCAATTCTTATGTAAGGGAAATATTAATATACCTTCATCTGTATATAATATTTTGAAAGAAGAATTATTTAAACATAATATTAAAGTTGATAATATTACAATTGAATTTATTGAAAAAATGCTACATAAACATAGATTAAGTTCTTATTACGAATATGTTTATTACATTTACTGTAAAATGACAAATACAAAACCACAAACAATTACAAGAGAAGAACGTGAATTGGTTATTAAAATATTTTGTAAAGCTGAAGAATTATATGAAGAGAAATATAAACCATATAAAAGACATAATTTTATAAAATATACATTTATTTTACATAAAATATTTATTCTTATTGGTAAAGAAGAAATAGCAAATCATTTTAAATTATTAAAAAGTTTAATAAAAATGAAAGAACAAGAAGCAATATGGTTACAAATATGTGCAGACCCAGAATGGAAATTCTAATGTGTGTTATTTTATATCTATAAAATATGTATATATAAAATATTACAATGAGTAGTGATAATTCTTCTTTTTTTCAAAATAATATTGATGGTTCATCAGATGATGAACTTGAAAAAAAACAAGATATGTCCGGATATACTGTAGTAGATGCATCAAATTTAACTGCTGACCCTGTTATTGAATCACAAAAATATTGTTTATTGTCATTTATGTCTCCAGAAGGTATTATGAATTGTAAAGTTCGTGCTGTTAAATTTAGAGGTGCATTTCCAACTTTAGAAGAAGCTAAAAAATATGCAGAAAAATTAGAAAAGCATGATGAATATTTTAAAATTCTTGCAGGTGAAACAGGTAAATGGTTAGACTTTGATCCACCTATTACGCATATTGAAAAGGAAGTATCATCGAATGAAAAATACCAGCAAATTTTAGATTCACAAAATAAACAACGTTTTGAAGAAATGAATAAATTAGCTGGAAAATATAAAGAAACAATTGAAAAGAAAAATAAGGGTCAGGAAATGAGAAAGGCCGAAATTACAAAAACAACTGCTGCAAATCAAGTTTTAGAAAAACATGCAAGAGATAAAGTTGTAGATGAACAAAGTAATGATATGGAAAAAGATACAGATACTAATACGAAGGATGTCAAGGAAGTCAAAGAAGTTAAAACTAAAGGTCGTGATGCTATCTTTCAAAAACAAATGGATAAATTAAGAAAGAAATTACAAGAAAAGAAGATAACTTCTACAAATACTACAAATACTACAGATAGTGTAACAAATAATATCAACAAGATGAAACAATATCTTGATAAAAAACAATAATTTAATTTTTCTGTTTATTTATAAATATGTAGTTTATAAATATATACATGTTTAAAACATTTCTATTAACTTTATTAATAATAGGTATAATGATGATAATTATGGATATGAACAAAAATAATGAATGTTCACAACCAAAAACAATTTATAAATTCATACCAAGAACATTTCAAGAAGAATTGTCTTTGTCACCACAAGCAACAGATGTTTTTAGAACAATGTTCAGACAACCTGACCCATGGATAGAAAGTATAGATAATTTAACAATGTCAAAACGGGAGGATATAAATCAGTTTTTTATTACACAGATGTAAGAATTATATATCATCTATTTTAATTATTTGTAAAGAAAGATTAAAACAATCTATACTATAATTATTATTATTATATATGTAAACACATACTGGTGATAATGGAGTTAAAAATTTAAACTTATCTAACAATATATAATTAAAACACGGCCCTCTGATAGTTATATCACGCTGTACATAAAAAGTATTTTCTGTTTTATTCAATATTTTTATCGTAAGATATGTATCACTATCGAACGGTATATTGTTAAATATACATGTAAAATTAATAGTATATACACCAGTATCATTAATTGTATAAACTATATTATTATCTGGCGGTAATGTTGATACATTTTTATATAATGATCCTGTACCAGTAAATTCTATATAATTTCCTTGCAAACTTAATAAACGAACTAATGTGTCACCATTTACTAACATATATGCTGATGATAATGTTCCTGAATCACCCTTATCACCCTTATCACCTTTTAAACCATTTTGACCATTTCTACAAACCATAATTTCTCGACATTCTGTTTTACATTTTTTTTTACAACAACTCATTTATATTATTAGTTTTTATTTTTTTGTAAAGTGTCAGGTTTATGATTAGGTGGACTATATATAGAATATAATTTCATTTTATCATCACCAGTGTTTATTATATTATGCCACGTATTTTTTGGTATAACAATTGCTGTTCCATCAACTAATTTAATTTTTTGTATTATCTCATCATTGTTATTTGTTATAATTGCTAATCCTGTACCTTTTTCTACACGAATAAATTGATCTATTTTTGTATGTTTCTCTAATCCTATTTCTACTTTTGGTTTTAATGACATGACAACTAATTGCATATTTTTAGTTGTCATTAACACTTTTCTATAATAATTGTTTTTTAGTGTACTTCTTTCTATATTAGTACTGTATGCCATTATATGATAAAAACTGAAATTTTATAATATATGAATAATTTAATATATTATTTATTAAAAATTAGCCTCAAAAATGTCAAAACGAACATTTTCACAAGTCGATTCTAGCTCTAGCTCTAGCTCTAGCTCTAGCTCTAGTGTACCTACTAAGCCTATCACAAAGGAATACACTTTTATGATTCAATATGGCACAACTTACATTGAAATTGGAAAGAATAGTGGCAAGTACTATTTTATTTCTAAAATCGGTGAAACAGCAATTATGGTTGAAAATCTAGATGATACTCCAACTCAACGGTTCTTTACTCTAGAACTAGGTATCGGACACAAACACAGATTACACAATTTAGAGAAGGATACCAAACACTGTTGCAATATTTGTACAGAACAAAACTATGCATGTGTCAGTATGGGTAACTGTGAAACATGTGATGTAGATGCATGTTCAAAATGTAAACCTATATTGAAACAGGTTTTAATTTTGTTGATAATGAAATCCATAATATATGTCAATAAATCAGGGGAAATTGAATACAATTTTGTTGACAATGATGGTAATGCGACTGGTTCAGATTCGGATAAAAAACCAGAAAAAGCAGTAAAAACAGAAACAATACAGTCCAAAGTTGTAATTCAACCTAAACAAGTTCGACCTAAAGAGGTAAAACCTAAACGTGTTCAATCTAAAGAGATAAAACCTAAACGTGTTCAATCTAAAGAGGTAAAACCTAAAAAAATTCAACAACTTGAACAACAGGTAAAACATCTTAAACAACAGACACAGGAACTTGAGCAACAGGCACAAGAACTTGAACAAAAGGCAAAACGTGTTAAAATTTACAACGAACTTGTTTTACCACGTGATGCAATTACACCTCCAGTTATACCTTCATCAGAAGCAATCACACCTCCAGTTATGCCTTCATCAGAATCTGTCGAACCAAGTTTTTCGCCAGAATTTAAACCAATAAATATTGATGATAAAATGTTAATAATCGATGACGGAAAGGATGCATATCGCGATTACCATACACGTAAATTACCGTGGTTTATGATATTTTGCATTAAATTTCCTGATGATATGAGAACCCCGCGTTTCTCCAAAATTGATCCTCAACTTAAGAATCCCAATGCAATGATGAATATTAATCCAAATGAGTAGTCTTTGCATAGATGAGTAGTCTTTGCCTAGATGAGTAGTCTTTGCCTAGATGAGTAGTCTTTGCCTAGATGAGTAGTCTTATTGTATTCTCATATAATTTTTTTTATTGATAAGATACAATGAAAACCAATTTTCCCTGATTTTTTCATAACCACCACCAACATCAACAGCATTTGCCATATTTAGAACAGCATATATATGACCATATTTTTTAGTAACGATTGATGTTACATCACCCCAGTCACCTATATTATCTTTACCAATTATTTCAACTTTTTTATGTATAGGTTGTCTTGTTTTATACCATTTAACAACATTATTAATTGATTGTTCTGTGAATTTTTCAAGATTGCTTATACCGTTTGTGTCTTTCTCCACAAATTTTTCTAATGTATCTACTAATACATTAATTCTATATTTTAAAGCAGTATCTGCTACATCTTGTCTTTTTATTTCATTACCTTTACCAAATGTTTTATATCCATCAGTAGTTATAT